TTTTGAAGTAGGCAATAAAGCCTAATATCAATGGCAAGATTCCGGTGAAAATAATTAAGTATTTCATAGTTTATATTTTAATACATTGCTAATTGTACATCTTCAACATTCCCGAAACTATCAAGGTGATAAACTGCAAAGGTTTTACCGTCCTGCGTTTTGTTCTCAGTCCTTATATTCATTTCCTCTTTTAGCTGCCTTATGTATTCAGCTAATCTTGTTATCCGGTATTGTGTTATTGCTGTCCAGCTTGTTATGCTACGATACTGAACTAAATGGTCTTTGATCTGATCTTTTTGTGTTTTCATATTGGATTATAGTTTTTGTAATTTAGTAACTCAATATTAACATTCTCGATTAAGTTTCTTAGCTCGATTACATATTGTTTATGAAGTTCCAAATCAGGAAGTACCCTAATAATAAAAGGTTTCATATTTGGATAGTAGCTCATAAAATCCCAATACTCACAGCCACTCACAAATAATTGACCTTGTACCTGGTGTTTGTATTCCGTTGGTAGCTTATCAGCTTTGATATAGCTTAGATGTGTTTTCCTTAGTGGGCATTTGATCTCTAATTGCATCGCATCAGGTGAAACACCAATCCAATCAAAGAACTCATTATCTTCATCAGGTAACAGAAATCCAATCCTTTCTAATTCTATCCCGAAAATAGTCTCATATTCTTTTATGGCAGTTGGTTCTAATTCAATACCACGTTCCATAATAGCGTTGGTATATGTTTCCTCTTTTTCGTTTGTTATGATTTCGCCAACAATATCTTTAATCAAATCCTGATAGCCTTTAGTTTTTTCTCCCATCATTAGCTGACTAAAACGAGTAGATGTAACTTTACCGCACCTTATCAGTTCCCAATCAGAAGTACCTTGTTTTATATTTATCTTAATCATTTTCTTTATCAATTTTAAACATAAATCGTATAATCTTTTCAGATGCCTTTTCCCAATCTTTAATTTCTACCTTACCTGCTATTATTAAATCCTTAACATAACTTACACCCATTGATGAATACCTTATTTGTTCTTTCTTTTGTTGCCTTTGAAATCCCGATTTAGGAAGGTCGTTAATAGGTTTAACATTCAAATAAGTATAATCGCCTTTTGTTCTTTCTTCCTCAGTAAACTCAGCTTCCTGCCCTAATACAAACTTATTTTGATCTTTTACTTTACTCATATAAGTTGCCTTCTTATCTAAGTAATGTATATCATGAAGGTACATAGTTCCGAACTTGCCTTCAATCTCTTTTCTAAATTTTGTAAATGTAATTAGTTCTTTCATTAAATATTTTTTAAGCAAATATTTTCAAGTTTATAAAAGTCAATTAATTTCCATAACCTAATTGGAATAGGCATTTCATTGATAGCGATTGTATCAATCGTAAATTCAGCAGGATGGAAGTAACCGCCTGAATTATCGCTTGCAGGATATTCAACCCTTTCTTTGTGGATTCCTGATACTTCGATCTTTTTGCCGTTGTTGGTTTCAAAGTTAATTGTTATCATTTCTTAGGATGTTTACTATCATCATTAGATTGTTTAACACTTGAATTATCCCGCATTTCATTGACCTGTGAATTTTCCCTCATATAATTGACCTGTGAATTTTCCCGCATACAATTGACCTGTGAATTATCCCACATATAATTGACCTGTGAATTTTCCCACATATAATTGACCTGTGAATTATCCCGCATTTCATCGACCTGTGAATTTTCCCGCATATAATTGACCTGTGAATTTTCCCTCATATAATTGACCTGTGAATTTTCCCGCATAGAATTGACCTGTGAAGATTTCATATTATATACAATTGCATTTTTCATTATTTCAATTTCACAATCATATAAAATATAAATACCACCTAATAATAATTTTCTTTTATCCTTAACTAAAATAAACCTTTTTACAATTGATTTAAGTTTACCGAAGGTTTTATCTTTTAAATCTTGATTATACCATTCTGGGCATTCAGTTCCATCTAATTCAAGTTCGTACTTATCAATTAAATGCAAGTCATCTTCATTTTTAGGTGAGAATTCAACCCTAACAAATGCTTCTTTTCCATTGTCTTTAAGGTTAAATAAATCAACTATATCTTCATGAGAAGTTGTAAAAGGTGAATATTTTAGATCACCATTTTTCATTACTATTGCTGAATAAAATTTACACATGATTAATTATTTTTAGATTGATTTAAATACAAAAATTCAAAGTTTTCACCAACTGGAAAGTCAATGTTTATTAGTTGGTTTTCTGTTAATCCTAAATCCCTATTGTAGCAGTATGCAACAAATAAAGATGTGTTTAGGATTCTTTCAGGTTCTTGAATGTCTATTGCTATTTTCATAATGTGATGTTTTTAGGTTTATAATTATGTGATGTAAAAAAAGGGGTGCTACATCGGTTAGTATTTTTTTATTCTGGTTCATTCCAGTCGCACCCCTGACAAAGCCGGCACATCACAACCGGTTCACATTAATAATGCTTCTATTGCTTTTTTCTCATTTCTCTGACCTATTCCTATTAGATGCTTTAGATTATTCAATGCTTGCTTTAACTCTTTTATTCCAGCACCATCCCAATAGCTTATGAATTCTTCTTTTGTGTAAAGTTCTGTTTTTGATGTTGATGTTTTCATGGTTTGTGATGTTTTTAGATTAGTGTGATGTGACTTATTATTTAATCATTTTCCTTTTGCCTTTTGATGTTAACACTAAATAATTTCCTGTCAGTCCACCACGAGGAGAATCATTCTCCAAAGAAAAGTCTATTCCTTGTTTTAGGCTTGCAAGTTTTAATACTTTAATTGTATCTTGTGTGTAGTCTAAGTTTTTACAGAATCTTCCATGTCCAGAGGTCTGGCAAGTGTACATTCTTCCACCTGCTGTTAGCAATGCTCTTGCATTTTGATATCCATTACTTGATTTGTTGATTCCATTTGTTCTGTTTGTGAATGTTGATGTTTTCATGGTTTGTGATGTTTTGATTATAAGACAAATATAATATATATATTGATACATCCGACAAAACAACCCATTTATTTTTACCTAAAACCATTATCAATAATGGATATAAATAAGAGTGAAAAAAGGGTTACGAACTGAAACCCCTTAATTTACTATGAAAACAAAGCTATTTCCCAAAATTATATCCAAGCTGAAAGCCTGAAATATATCTTCCTTTGAACATTCCTATGTTCATTCGTTTATGATTGTATGCTAAATTTATATAAGGTTCTTGCAAGTGAAGTTCATATCCTATTCCAATTGTATATTTGTAGGGTTTAAAATAAGGCTTTGTAACGGTTGTTATGATCTCTTTAGTCTCTATATCATATAGAAGGTTAAAGCTCATTAGATCGCCTAAAACTAAGTGAGAAGTGTAAAATTTACCATCTTTGTTAATTATGGTATCATTATACGACTTTAGATAAGAATGTTTAAAAACCGTATCTGTTAAAAATACTGAATCAGTTGCCCGAATATATTTTATAATCGTAGTAGTGTTCTTATCGCTTACTGAATCATAGGCTATCTGTAATTCATTATATAGCTTTTCATATTCACCGGATCGAATCTTTATAATAGTATCGGTTGTTATTATTGTTTCAGGATCTTTATTGCAGGATTTAAACCATCCTATCGTTGCAAATAATAATATAATTGCAAGTAATATTAAGACAATATTCTTTTTCATAATACAAAGGTATAAATATAATTGAATAGTAAGCTGTTAAACTCTAATTTAGAATGAATCTATTTAATTGTAAGTATCTGTTTACGGTTTCTTTCTGAAAAGCTCAAATGAATCCATGCAGGATATTCTTCAGTGCCGTATTCTTTTATCATTTGATCGAAAGGTAAACCTAACTTAATTACCTTATCAAAAAGAATCATATTTTGCTCTATGCCATCTTCATAATAATTACAATCGGCTGCCTGTCCTTTCATGTGTTGGCTACTTCTTGCACCTTTAATTCTTCTATTTAATTCAGGGCTTCGATAACCTGAACTAATTACAATGTAGCCAGGTAAAGTATCCCTAATAGGTTGTAATAGATTATAACAAAGCTCTTTTAGATTCTCTACAATGTTATCAGGCGGGTTGAATTGTTCTTCTATCTTATGCCTTGTAGCTGTCTGGCTTTTTAGGAATTCATCTAATACAAAGTTTTTACTTAGGTTCATTTTTAATAAGTTTTTTAACTTCTGTTAATTTGGTTAAATGTTTAGGTGCAAAAATAGCTATTAATAACATAAAATCATAAACAATGAAATTAACATCAATTGCGCCTTCTGTTAATCCGAAATAGATAGCATTCAAAACAAAAAAGAACCATAGGAAATACCAACTAAATAACCTTGTAGAACTTGGCTTTCCGTTTTCATCTTTTAAATAATCTCTTAATCTTTTCATATTGTTTCACTTACTGAGCCACCCTGAAAGGCAAGGTAGGCATATTGTTTTTTTCGTATTCTATATTTGTTTTTGTCTTAGTGGCGATCTTATAAATCATATCATTTTGAGTGCTGTTAGCTTCATACATATAGCTATTATAGTCTTTTATCCATTCGTGCTGCTGCATATGGTGCTGGTAGTCGTTTAGATGTACCCTGAAAAGAATAAAAGTAGAAATCATAGTTAACATCGCTGCACCGCTGAGTGTTATTGCTAATCCTACTGAGTATTTCTGCCACCATGTTTCTACTTTCTGATTCATTATTAAATTATTATCTTTTTCATATTACCAAAATGTTATTTGGATTGTCATCCGGTCTTGTTTCTCATTCGTGGAGATAATTTATAAAAAATGTACCATTTAAATAAGTCGCTGCATTATTTCCTGATATATTCCTAATCTGTAATTCGTATTCATCACCCGCTGTATTTTCAAGATAAAAAGGTAATGTTACCTGAGCATAATTTAGTGAACCAAACCCGCTAATACCTTGTTTAAATGTAGCTTCCGATTGAGTTATATTATATACCCTTACTTCATATCCATTTCGATATGCACCTAAAAAGCTAAAAGATAAAGTACCGAAATAATCACCTGCATTGGTAATTGTTAAAGTATCATTAGTTAAGCTCATCCCATCGGCTTCTGAACCTGTCCAAAGCGTGTTATCTGCATTGGTTATCATTGTCCATGTGTTGGTAGTTAATTCTTGCTCGTATTCCTCGTCTTCAAAACCACCGTAAGCGTGCCATATTTTACCTGGTCTCATATAACCATTAATAATAATATCACCATCAGTAGTATCCATATTGATAGGCTCACCGCTTTCACCTATTTCTGTATTTGTTACCGTTAAACCTGCTATCGAACCTTCCTGTTTATGCTTTACCATACGACTTCTCTCAGTACCAGAGAAGTAAATATAAGAACTTGCAGGGATATTATCAGGAAATACATAACTAACAACTGTTAAAGTGTTATCCGTTGCAGCTTGATCGGCGTTAATTTCAAGCTCATGCTTTATACCTCTTTGTAAATCTTCAATATAAATCTTATCACCTGTATTGAAAACTATTTCCCCTATTTGAGTAATTGGAATAGAAGTCTGTGCTCCTGAAGGTACATAGTCATCAGTTAAAGTAACTGAATCATAAATAGTACGTTTTATTTTTAATCCTGAAATGCCAGGTATCTTATTTTTAGAAGTCTGTGCTAATGGTGTTTCACTTGGATTAGCTAAATAAGGTTGATCTGAAGAAACTAACAAAGTAGTATCTTTAGCTACTTTAAACCATTCACCATCCCATTCGGATTTATCAGCTCTTAAAGTACCACCGTTCATTATCCATATCTTGCTATCGTATGCAATCCTACTAACTAAATCAATATCACCGTATATTGTACCTTGAATCTTAGCAATAGGCTTTTTTTGTGTTGCCATTATTTCCCTAAGAAGCAAATCAGTTATATCTAATGCAGGTGTTGTACTTCCTTCCTCCCATGTTGAACTATCAGCCCATACACTCGAACCATCATAAGTTTCAAGTTTATGTTCATTTGTGCTTGTAGGACCATCACCCATAAATAGTTCTGGTAAATCGGCTTCATACTTTGATAGAACCGGAGTTGTACCATTAGAAGTATTTAAATTAGTAAAGTCTGTATATTTTACCGTGTTTAGATTTCCATAAGTTCCATAAATACTTATTTCAGGTATTGTACTTTTATCTACCTTTATTAAATAGGTAAATTGTTCTTCATTAAAATCTAATTTAGGCTTAATAGGAAATTCATCTATTTTAGTAATTAATGGCTTACCAGGATCTTTTTCTACTTCACCACCACTTGGCCCATATAAACCATAATTAAGCGTACCTACTGCTGTTAAATTATAAGCTATTTCACCATTACCAACATCCGTATAAGTATCATCTAATGTAAAACCAAAAATTAAATCATCACTTACAGGCGTATTAGGCGTTGTAATTGAATACCTATCAAAGATACCTTGAAAACCATACTGATCTAATAAGCCACCCATATAGATTCCATTAATAATATATCTATCAGTACTTGTTGTTGTCCATTCAGCATCTACGCCATACGTACCTTTTAAGTAGTATATGCCTATATTCATATACATTTCAAACTTAGGATAAAAAGCGTATGCTACTGTAGCTGCTGCTGCTTTAACAAATTCCTGTAGGATAGTACAATAAACATTAATACGATAACCGGCAGGATATCTTGCAGCCGTTTGAAAAGGTACTACACCTACATTAACAGCGGGATCATAATCGTGAATATCAGTACCGTTATAATGGCCTGCTAATAAATTAGTAGTTTCGCCAAAATTATATCGTACCCTTAATTCCCTTAATGGAGGATAATTCTCAAAAGCACTTCCACCTAATACGGCAATAGCAGATTGATCGACTGTTTTTCTATAATCTGTTGCACCATCAGAACTTTGAAGCGTGCCTGTTTTATCATATACCCTTGATTGAAAAATAGCTCCTATGTATTCGTTTACTTGTATAATCTGAAACATACCATCAGATAAACAAATACGACAATTAAACCGTGATAGGATTTGTACTAAAACATCATAACATATTAATCCCTCATAGCCATCTACATCATCATATTCACCGTAAAAGACTTTATTGTCTACCCTTGTAAGTATTAAAGGATCTTCCCCTGCTGCACGTGCAGGCATATTATCTTCCCACCAATCTACGGCCGTAAGCATCCAATCATCAGTAGCACCCCAAAAGTCTACAATTTCCAACTTAGTTAGGATTTGTGTAAGGTGTTCTATAAAGTTTTGCGAACCTGTGTAAAGTGTGCCTGCATTGTTATATTCTATTTCCCTTAATCTTGATAGTCCATCAATAGCTTCTATGTCTACCTGATAAGGGTAACTTAAATTTTCTTCTGTATTGGTATCTGTAATTATATATCCAGCCCAATAAATAACAGTATCTTTATAAATCGTTACAAAGAATCTTTCTTCCTGTGTTGCATTAATAAGATTAATAAAAGCCTTTTCGCCTGCACTATTTACCATTAAATGAACCGTGCAAGTACTTGCCTTTATTGGCTGCCATCTATCATCACCCTGACCATCATAATTCAAAGTAAAGCCAGGTGCAGCTAAATCGCTTGAAGCTGAAGCACCACCAAAGCCCTTGTCTTCAAAATCAACCCTCCATGTGATTGACTTTTCCGCCTTAAAAGTAGATGTGTACCTTACTGCCATTAAGCTGTTCTTTCTCTTTTTTTACTGTAATTTTTAAATACTAACCATAAATCTTCACCACGTACCCTAACATCAGGAATAACAGTACCACCGCCCATCATATTCTGTAATTTATTATAGGGTAATATAAATTCACCTTTAGTGCCAGGATTATCACCAACCATTGACAAAGTAGGTTTGTTGACATACCCACCTTGAGCAAATGAAGGCACAAGTGCTGAAAATAATATACCTGCTGCAATAGCACCCGCACCCGCTAAAGCAAGTTTTGTAGCTGCCTCTTGATCGTTGTCTTTATTATCATCTAAAAACATATCAAATGCTTTGGCAATAACTTTAGCCAAAAGAGCATTGATAATGCTTTTAATAACCTGTATAACAGTACTTCCTAAATCACTCCATCCTTTAATACCATTATTTACAAAGCCTTGAAATACTTGTGTTAATGTATCTGAAGCTAAAGAAGCCCAATTAAAAGCATCCGTTAATTTGTTTATTTTATCCATTATACTTTGAACCGCTATATCTGTAGGGCTAAGTCCTAATGTCCTTAATACCTCTAATTGATCGTATAATGCACCTATTTTCTTATCTAAAAATGAAGTACTGCCACCAGTTGCTTTTAAATACCATTGAGCTGTCTGCATTGTATCGTTAAAGTCATCCCAACCTTTTCTCATTCTTTGTGTAGCAGTTGTAAACTGTAACATATCCTTACTAATACTATTTATATTTAATCTTGTTGCAGTCCATGTATCGCCCTTTGCAAGCCATGTCATGAACTTAGTCCATTCTGATCTTAATGGTATTATTTGTCCTGTAAGTTTACTAATTCCAGCACCTAAACTTTCTGTATTTGTTTTTGTGTTTTTAATAGTATCTAACGAACCTTCTAATGAACCTATATAAGAATTATAAAAGCTATTTATACTTTCAGTTGCTATTTCTTGTTCTTTTAAAGCTACCTTATAAGCACCTACAGCACCTATAACATCACTAATGGCTAAACCA